CTATGAGTTATTATGATACAGACGAGATCTATCATCAAGTTGGTGATCTCACAAAAGAAGTGATGGCAAGATTTGATGCCATTGAAAAGAAGTTAGATGATTTAATTGCATTAAGAGATTTTTATTTGAATACTGAAATTCATTCATTTCAATTAAATGATAGATTTGCTACAGTCTTTAGAACACCAGCTGGAACATATGGTATTCTTATGAAAGAGGGTGGAAGGATTATAGGTAAAGAACTATTTCCTGGTAAAAGTGAGTCATATGCAGAAGATGCTGCAGAAAATTTCGTACATGGTATTAAAAATGTTTGAGACGTTTTTAATTATTTTTATACCAGTAGCATTAGCTTTAATATTAATGGAGTTTATAAAGATTTGATTATAGACCAGGTCGCAACACCCCAACTCCTTATCATTATTTGTGGCCTGGTCGCTTCATCGCTATTTACATTTAGAATTAAACGTGGTATAATATAATTATGGAAAAATTTATAAATGATAATATTTTAAAGATTACAATAATAGTCACACTACCATTGTGGGTGGCTTATATTGCACAATATTTTTAAGGAGAAATATGGCTATAACAAAAAAGAAAAAAAGAGGACCAAGTTTAGACGATAAGTATTTAGGTCCAGAGCCTCTCTTTACAGAGGATTCAGAATTCACTAGTAATCAATGGGCAAAAGCCGCAGGTTGGTATAACTATTATTATAAAGCTAAAGATTATATTCCTGATATAATGCGATTTGCTACAGAGCAAATGGGATATAATAAAAAGAAGATTTCAGTTTTAAAGAGATTAAAAGACTGGAGGTTTATGTCTGTTGCTAAATCAATAAAGATATTACACAGAGGTTGGCAATACTCAGAAGAAGAACTTCAAAAAATAAAAGACTTTATTGATGTCAAATATAAAGAAGCTTTAAAAGAAAAGAAAATTGAAGAAGAAAAGAAAGCAGATATAGTTGTTATAACACCAGCTGAAAGAACTCGTAGAAAAGTAGTAGATACTATTTACCATGATTGGGATAGCACTATTGTCGAGGGTTGGTTTGATGGAAACTATACACAAAAGTTCTCTGCATATAATCGATTTAAAATGCATGGACTAAAAGGTAATGCAATTAATATATTCAAAGGAATGATTGAAGAAGAATATAATAATATTAAAGATGCATACGATAAAACATGTGAGCAATGTGTAGAAGCTTATTCACATATCTCAAAAGGAGATAAAAAGAAAATCATGAAACAGTTTGAAACTGTATTTGAAGATCTTGAAAGATTAAGAGATTCGTTTAAAGCTACAAGAACACCACGAACAAGAAAACCAAAGTCATCAGATGCGCAAGTTGCAAAGCTACAATATTGTACAGAAGATATTGATGCTAAACTTACGTCAATTCAACCAATCCTGATACCAGGAAAAGCTAAGCTCTTTGTTTATAACAGAAAGAATAGAAAACTTATTCAATATGTCACTGAATCAACAGCTGGGTTTACAGTATCAGGAACATCAATCAAAAACTTTGATGAGAAATTAAGTAAGCAAGCAACTATCAGAAAACCTGATGATATATTACCACAAATTCTAAATAAAACTGAACTTCAGATTGAGAAGGTGTGGGATACTATTACGACTAAAGTAACTAAACCAACAGGCAGAATTAACTCTGACTGTATACTAATGAGGGTATTTTAATGTTAACGGTAGGCGAAACATTCCCTGAATTCTCACTGCAGGGAATAGATAAAAATAATCAATTTGTGAGAGTTGGAGTAGATGCAAGTTATCAACCTTTGAAAAAAGATTGGACTGTTATCTACTTTTATCCAAAAGACTTTACATTTATATGTCCAACAGAAATTGCTGGTATGGATGTATTAGTTGAAGAGGCTAATGTGATTGGTATTAGCGGTGATAATGAGTTCTGTAAATTAGCATGGAAACAAGATAATGAAATGATAGGTAATATTAATCATACTCTTGCAGCTGACTGTGGACTTGGATTATCACACGCCCTAGGTATTGTCAATGAAGAAGAGGGAGTTTGTTATAGAGCAACCTTTATTATTGATAAAAATTCTGTAGTACAACATGTATCAGTTAATGCACTAGATACTGGCAGAAATGCTAATGAAGTATTACGAACACTAAAAGCACTGCAGGCTGGTGGACTAACTGGTTGTGCATGGGACGAAGGTGATGAATTTGTCGGGTGATCCAATCAAAGAAAAAATAATGACTAGAAAAAGATTCTCTGCAGCTGTAGAAAATCTAGTCGCAAAAGGTAATACAACTTATATTGATGCTGCAGCTTATGTAGTAGAACAAAGAGGGTTAGATTATAAGAATCTAAAAAAACTTTTAACTGATTCTCTTAAGCAAAAAATAGAAGCAGAAGCGTCAAGTTTAAATCTTATTCGTAGTAAAAAAGGTAATAAATTACCAGTATGAATGATCCTTTTGAATCCTATAAATTATATAATGCATTAAAGCTACATTTTGAGTCTGACTCTTATGATGCTTTAAAATATAATTTTAAGACTTCAGTAAAGCCAACATCATTCTTTAAACGAAAGGATAAATACTTTTTTGCAAAGTTAGCTAAAACATATGAACGAGATTTAAGAGAGTTCTATATTGCTAACTTTAAAAACGATGTTAAGTATGTCGGTGATATGCTTAATGAAGGTGGTGAAAGATATTATCGTGATCATAAAAAGATTATGGAATCTCTTTCATATCAATTTGAAAATGATATAAATAAACTGAGTGATATGGATATATCGTTTGATTCTCTTTTAGAAGCAGAAGAAAATAATCATCCATTAATCATTCGATTATGGATGCAAGGTGATATACTATTAGAAACAGTTGTTATCTTGGATGCCATAACAGGTTTTATAGAACGTGAAAATAAAAAGATAACTGATACAATTATTTGGCCAGATATCTATCGTAAGATTATGAAATATAAACCATTCGTAAAGTTCAATAAAGATAAATCAATTGATTTATTAAAAAAGACCTTTACAAAACCGCAATAATGTGGTATAATAATAACTATTATATAATGCACAAAGTGGATAATTCAGTAATATACAGGAGAAATATATGTCACTAGAAAATCTAAAGAGCATGCGAGGCTCATCAATTGATAAACTCGTAAAAGCAGCAGAAGCTGTATCCACAACAAAAACCGAATCTAATTCTTACGATGATGATCGTTTTTGGAAACCAACCAGAGATAAAGCAGGAAATGGTTATGCTGTGATTCGATTCTTGCCACAAAGAGAAGGTGAAGATCTTCCTTGGGTAAGATATTGGGATCACGGTTTTAAAGGTCCTACTGGTCTATGGTATATAGAAAACTCTTTAACCTCTATTAACCAACCTGATCCAGTGTCTGAACATAATTCAATACTCTGGAACTCTGGTAGAGATGAGGATAAAGCTATTGCTAGGGAACAGAAAAGAAGACTACATTATGTAAGTAATGTCTTAGTTATTTCTGATCCTGATAATCCACAGAACGAAGGAAAAGTATTCCTTTATAAGTTCGGTAAAAAAATCTTTGATAAAATCATGGATGTTATGCAACCACAATTTGCCGATGAAGAACCAGTAAATCCATTTGATTTCTGGGAAGGCGCTGATTTCAAAATTAAAATCAGAAAAGTTGAAGGTTGGGTAAACTATGATAAGTCAGAATTTAGTTCACCATCATCTTTATTTGACGGTGATGAAACAAGATTGACAGAAGTATATGGTCAACTATATGCTTTACAAGATTTTGTGGATCCTAAAAACTATAAAACTTATGATGAGTTAAAAGCTAAACTCAATAGAGTGTTAGGTATTGATGCAGGTTTCTCAATGGATGCTCCTCAACCAGCTCCAGTTGCTGAGGCACCAACAATGCAAACAGCTGATACATCTTTTCCACCAGCTGATGATGGTAACGAAGATGATACTCTAAGTTATTTTGCTAAATTAGCAAAAGAATCGTAGTCGCAATTGCGGCCAGGCTGAATATGTATACGTATTGCAGTCGAAAGTAGGGAGTCGAAAGGCTCCCTTTTTTTATCTGTTATTTGCAGATGCAGATGCTAAATCACCACTTGTAGGAGAAGCAGGTGAATACGCCATGACTACATTTGTATTTGAATTTGTTGATGGACTATTTTGTTGTGTCACTGCTGTAACTACTGTTTGTTTATTGGTCCCAGCTTCTGATTGAGCATTTTCTTGAGATCTAGCTAACATTTCTGATCCACTACCAACATCTCCTTTGTCCATTATTTCACCTGTATCAGGATTTATACCTGCATATTCATATACAGCATCAGGTACTAATCTTGCTGCAGCACCACTTATACTATACCAAGGTTTACCTGGATCTGGTAAACCAGCACGTAGCACTCCTTTAATAAAGTTACTAATTGTATCGCCAATATCTGATATAAAATTGCCAACACTTTCTAAAGCTCCAAAGAAGCCTTCTTTAATTTTAGTTCCAAGATTAGTAAAGAAATTAATTACAGGATCTAAAACGCTTTCTGTTATCCATGTTTTAAAGTTAAATGATTCCCACCAAGTAGATATCATTTCAGTTGTAGAAGCCCAAGCATTACTTAAAAATTCTCGTATCATTCTTGCTGGACCAAAGAAAAGGAATTCAGTTACTTGATCAACCAATCCTCGTACATCAAAATCAAGAATGGCCTGACCTTTTTCTTCACTAAATAATCCTACAAACTTTCCAATTAGCCATTGTGGTAAATCGAGGAAAAAGCCAACAAGCTCTCTAAATGTTGTTTTTAAACCAGTTTCTACCTTTTCAAAAAATGATCCTTCTTTTTGAAAGCCAGCAATAATACCTTGTACAGAGTACCATATTGCAGCTACAGGTAGAAATAATTTTCCAATTAATTTCCCTATTTTACCAAATAGCCCTACTACTTTACTTCCTTTTGAGCCTTTAAAGAATCCACCAATCCTATTACCAATCTCTTTAAATTTGCCAAAAAAGTTTTTAAGTTTTTTTGTTAAGTTACCAAAAACGTTTTTAATATTTGAAGGCCTTAAAAAGTTAAATCCTTTTTTAAGAAAATCAAATGTTTTTGTTATACCTGTAAAAACAAATCGTAAAACTTTAAAGAGTGCACTAAGACCTCTAATGAGTGGACCAATAAGAAACGCACTTATGAATAATAATACACCAGTTACTGAACCAGCATCTTGGCCTAATCTTTTCCATGCTTCGCTAAAATCACCTTTCATGAATAAATCAAAAGCTTCAACTAAAGCGACCATTCCATCTATACCTTTTTTTAATATTTCAAAGAATTTTTCTGGATCAATAAATAATAACGCTGTAGCTATGAGACCACCTGCAGCCAAAGCATTAGATGTAAAGCTTTCTATACCTGATGCAACTTTATCCAATCCATTAGACATTTTAAGTAAAAGACTATTAGCTTCTGCTTGTTCTTTAGCCTTTTCTCTACGTTCTTCTTCAGATTCTGCATTCTCTCTAATAACTTCAATTGTTTCTAAAGCTAAAGCTTTTTCTTCTTCTGATGCTTTTGGATCCTCAAGCATTTTACGAGCCATCGTAAACTCATTTTTTAATTCATTGAGACCGTATTTACTAATAAGTTTTTCTATATTAGTTACATCATCTGTTAGTTTTGCTTCAGCTTTCTTTTCTTCAGTACCTTCTCTTATAGCAGCAATAAGTGACGACAT